TAGCGTCATTTAAATCACTCATATAGTTAGCAGTATCTGATTCAGCATTATCATACAAATCAATTAAAGTGATTACTTTCTCGTAATCCCCTTTTCTTCTTTCGTTATTGCTAAATTCTGTGATAGGCATGCGTTCAAATGAGTGAGATTCAAAACTGTTTTCACGTGGTGTGAGCTTCAATCCATTTGTTCTACTGGTAAGATATCTATAAACACCGTGAGAAGTAAATAAATCAACAGTAAACACTTCGTCTTCGTCAGTCTTGTCTATTGGTTTAGTTCTTAAATATCTAACGCCTGCGATACTATTACGTTCAACTGTGTTGTCATATATGATAAAAGTGCTCATCGCATCACTCTTGTATAAACGCGTTTCATCATCTTGATTTCTAATCATCAACTCATAAGCTTTACCATAAATTGACAAATCTAATCCTAAAGATCTATTGTGTGACTCAACATCATTCAAATCATTGAACGCCTCAATAGCTTCTAATACATCTTTGTCATCATCTTGGTATTGAATTGGATTGCCTAAGAAATAACCGTTAATAAAATCGCTAATATAAGATGCGTAATCATGAGCTACACGGTTGTCTGCCATGTACTCTTCTTTGCGTCGTGTTAACTCAACTAAGTTCTTAGTTTTACCTTCGTAATAATCACTTAACACTTTCAATCTAGGTCGTTGGTAATCCATGTGATGTTCAATGTATTTACTTACTTCATTAACGTTTTGTAATAAATCGGATTCCGTCCCGTCATATGTGTAAACAACATTGGCTTCATCATTAAATAAGTAATTTATGTTTCCCCGTAGATCTGTATCTGTTTCAAATTCGTTTACTTTTAACATTTGTTCCCTCCTATAATCCTAGAGATTTTATTGTGTCAACTTTCGAACCTACATTTGTACGTTTTCTAACTGGTCTGTAGAATCGTTCCACAGAATAACGCAGCGAATCGATACAATGATTGTATGTATCTACTGGTTCATTAGTATATTCACCTGTATCTTTGTCCTTTTGCCATGTGTAGTTGTCAAACTCTTCAATAGTCTTGAAACAACGTTCATCAACAATGATTTCAAATTGCATTAAGAATTGTAACCCTTGTACAACCGAGCCCTTCCCTTTTTTGGTTGGTAAAATCCTTTTAAGCCCTAGATTCCTTAATTCAGCTATACTTTTTTGTTCTGCACTATCTGCTGTAATTTCTTCTTTAGCATAACCAAGTTGCTTTATGACATTAGCTATTTCATCATTCAGCATACCTTGTTTAACATACTCTTCAATGATGTATAACTTCTTTTTCTTTACATCTATTTTAGAATGTATAAAAGCACTAGGATCATTAACGTAGCCAAAGTCCAATCCAAAATAAGAAGGTAAATGTCTTAACTCATCTTTATTTATTAAACGTTTTTCATACTTAGGGAAAACTAATTTGTCTAATGTAGCAAATTCACCTAACGCATAAATTTTGTAATATGCTGGATTACGATTTGCTAACAACTCTAAGTTTTGTCGTGTCATTTCATCAAGAAACTTATTATCTCGATAACTAGATTGTCTAATCATGACATTTTCCATTGGTTCACCATGTTCAAAGAAATACTTATAAACCCAATTCAGTTTAGATACTGGGTTAAACATCAAAAATATTTGCTTATTCACGTGTTTACGCTCCCTCAAACGCAACGTTAATTGCGTGTAATCATTTAGTGTGAATTCAGACGCTTCTTCCATGACTATGTCTGATATGCCTTTTATCGACTTTATTTTCTCTGGGTTATCTAATCCTTTAAACAAAAAAACTGCGCCGTTTGGCAATTCAACTTTGTTATCAGTCTTATTCCAAAGGCACATGTCCCAAATACCGAAGTTTATCAAACAATCTTTGACATCTTCGAATAAACTATCTTTAATTGTTGATTGGACTTTTCTAAGCCATAGTATACGCCTAGGATATTTCCAGTCTTGCAATGCTTTAAGTACAACTTTTTGTATAACGCCGTGAGACTTACCACTCGAACCTCCACCGTAATGTACTTCAGTGAAGTTATCGTAATTGGTTAGTATTTCGAATATGTTTCTGTTGAAAACATTAGATGGTTTGTTAAAGTTTAATTTAACTTTCGTCATCGTACTCACCAATATTAATCTCAATATTCTTCTGAGTAATTTCTTTTTTGTCGATATACGCACCATGAACTTTTAGTATGTGGTCAATAGATCTCTGACGCTCTTCAAAAGTTGGTGTGATTGTGTAAGTAACCTCTTTTTCCACTTCATCGTTTAAATGGTCATATTTCTTACTGTAAGCCTCTTGAGGTTCTCCTCTAGCAATAGAAGCAGATAACGCTAAAGCTTCTGTAATGCTCATTAAACGCTCTTCTTGTATCTGTTCTAATCGTTCTTTAATATATTCCGAAACATTAACATTTCTTAACAATCGACTTGCTAAAGACTCTGCTGTTTTCTTACTATAACCTGCTGAAATTGCTGCTTTTTTACCATTACATCCATTCATTATATATTCATCTGCGAATCTCTTTTGTTTTTCGTTCATTTCATTTACCACCAACTCTCGCGCTATACGCTTTTTAAAATTAAAAAAGGATTGGCTATAATCAGCCAACCCACATAGATCCTTTGTTCCTAATTGCGATAAGGGAAACGCAGTAAGATAGTCAATATCCTACACTATCATAATATCTCATTTTAGGTATCAAAAACTGCCACTTTACTGCCAATTTCACTCTTCCCCTAACTCTTCCGCCAATCTAGATATGATTTTCCTTTTGATTCTATGAGCAGTTCTATCAGAAATGTGTATGTCATCACAAACTTTCACTAATTCCTTTTTATTAAAATAATACTCTTGAATGAATTCGCGTTCTTTCCTACTTGATGTGTTGATTATACGTTCAATAGCGCTCTTAAACTCAAGGATTTTACCTCTTCGTATACTACAAAGATAATTAGTTACTGCCATTTCTGTTTTCGATGTATTAGACGGTACAAACTCCCCGCCTATATTTGTATCTGTTGGAATCCATGGTGTCATTATTTCACTTCTTAAATCTTCGAGTTGCTTATGATAATTAGGATAATCACACAACTCATCTTCTAACTTTCGAACTGTTGATAATTTTAATCCATATTTCTTTTTAGTCATGAATACCCTCCATACAAATATTTTTAATCTTCAAAATGTCTCAATCTACTTCTTAATATCTCTATCTCCCGCTCTTTAACTTTCACATCGCCTTTTAACTGTTCAGCTTGCAACATCACACCAAACAATAAGATGACTAGTAATATAATTGCTATGACTAACCACATCATCTACTCTGACACCTCCGCCCTCATCAAATCAGACTGATCGCTCAACTTTGCGAAGTCACTCGGCGCCTCTACATCATCATTAGCCGTCATCATAATATATACTTGCTCCGTTACATACTTACCTAACTCATACATTGCTAGTAAGAATAATAGTCTTAGTATTTGTTTAATCATCATTGTCATCTCCAGTATCAATTAAACTAGGCATCATTCTTAACATAGCCCTTAATTCATGTTCATTCATATTAGCCATCATAGGACTGTAAAATTCACTGTCTTTATCATTAATTTCTTTAATGAAATCATCTTCAATCTTAGCTTTTTCTTCAGGTGTTTTATTTTTATATTTTTTGATTATTTCAGTGTACTTTTGCGGGAATTTCATTTTAGGAATATTAATCATCGTCTGCCTCCTCAACATTGATCCCAACTATATAACCTTTGTTCAATACAAGTTCTCTGCCATAATCTTTTTCTATCGTTAAATAGTCATCATCATTTCTAAAATTGTCCAAAACAAATACTATTTCGTTAAATAATTCATCTTCATGTAATATCAAACTACTACCGTCATGTAATAAAATTCTCAGCTGATTCATTTCCCACGCTCCTCAATAAGTGTGATTGATTCAATCGTATCTGTTTTAATATACGTTGGCTGTTTGATTATATTACTTACGTAAATAAAACCATTAAAATTTACCGTTCTTTCAACATATTTTTCAAAAGGTTCAGCTGTTTTTACAAAATAAACTCCACCTGAAATAGTTTTAATTTTAACATCCGTCATTTCCCACACTCCCTTATATTTTCAAACAACTGACCCACTTTAATAACTGCATCTCTTTTAACTTGCGCCTCGTACTTCTCTTTTGCTTCTTCTTTACTCTCTGCCTCAACAACTGTAAAGCTTTGATTGCTCTTAGCTCGAGTTATGTGTGTATGCTTACGTCCTGTTGAATCTTTGAATGTTGTAACTAAGTATTGTATCATTTCCCCAAAACCTCCTTGACTCGATCTAAGATGTCTTTACACTCCGCTACTTCCGAAGCCTTTTGCTCCACGTTCTGAAACACTCTCGAATTCCTCCACTTGCTTTAGTTCCGGTGTCCATATAGGCACGATAACCAATTGAGCTAGTTTGTCGCCTTTGTTTATGACATAACTACCATTCATAAATAAAATTTTATCTGATGGATGTGGTGGGGCATACTTTCCGTCTATCCCAGCAACATTTCGACTAAAGTTACCATCATCCCAAATCTCTAACGTTTCAATATCATTCTTGATATTAATCCCTAAATTGCCATGATATCCCGCGTCTATCTTTCCTGTTTCAATCACTAAATACGTTTTACTACTTACACCACTACGGCTAGTTAATAGCCCGACATAGCCCTCTGGTATACTTACAGCTACATCTGTTTTAATCACTGCCTTTTCTTGCGGCTCAAGTACGACGGTTTCGGCTGAGAATATGTCATAACCTGCATCTGTCTTATGATTTCGTTCGGGCATTCTAGCATTTTCTGATAATAGTTTTACTTGTAATGTGTTAGTCATTTTCCTGCTCCACATCTACATAAATTTCATACTCATCACAATCAAATGGCACTTCCATTCTCGCAATATCATGCGCCTCATTTTCTGCTTCGTCTAAACTTTCAGCCTCGATAGTCTCTTCAATCATGCCAGTGTATGTGATTTGAACATTAAATTTTTTCATCTTCCTGCTCCTCCTCATATTTATAGACAACTTGACCCGTCATAATCCCTACTGCTTCATCAAGTTCAATATCTTCTTTGAGTGCATCTTGCATAGCATTAGGTAAACCCTCAAGTATTTCATCAAACGCTTGTGCTTTCTTATACACGTCCTCAATCTCTTTTAGTAATCCCTCTGTGTCATTGCCGTTATACGCACTAGCACTTATAACGGACTGTTCTATTTGTTCACGGTTATTCATTAGTGTCATCCTCCATTTGTCCTAAAAATTCGTAGAACTCATTTGTTCCGTCTAATTTGTCCATTCGGTACAATATAGCACTTGCGTTGATTTTAGCTCCCATGTTTATAGCTACTGCCTTGTTCGCTCTACTCTCAATCTGTAGTTCGTTAAGTCTAAAACGGTAAAATTCGTATCTTCCAAGCAATTCATTTTTGACTGTGCGCCACATGTTCTCCAGCTCTTCGTTACGCTCTCTTAACTTAGCTATATCCACGATAAGCTCATCACGTTGCTTCTTGCACGCATCACGTTGTTTTCTCATCTTCTTCAACCTAGCTTCCATTACACCTAGTTGGAACCCTGTTTCATAGTTCACTTTCATAACCTCCTCTAAAATAAAGTTAGTTCCTTCTGTTCTTCGTATTCCAAACCATGTTGCTTTATATATATTTCGAGCTCTTCAGCAGTATCAAATGTCTTTTTAACACTTTTCCAACCTGGCACGATATGCCCATGAAAGTAATAAGTGCCGTTTACTACATGGATATGTGCCACTCGTTCGTTATCTTGATACAGATATCTCTTAGATCCAAAGAATTGATTTAGGTATTCTTTGCGTGCGTTATCTGTCATGATCTACTTCTTAACTTTCACGAATATGTCGTTTTCCATCAGGTAGCACGCATAACGTCCTCTTGGATGCACTTGTGGCACATTAAACAAATGTGGCTTCTTTCTTCTTAGCTCAGCCTCTTTACGTCGTTGCCTAGCCATTTCACGTTCTTTGCTCTCTCGCTCCATGATTTTGGATAACACAATTTCTTTATACTCAGCTAAGCGCATACCATAAGGTGCATGTAAGGCTTCTAACAACGCCCAGCCACCTCGTACTCTTTTTGCAACCATTCCTGGAGTTAAACCATTCTTTTTTATCAATTCATTTTCATGTTCGGTAAATTTATATGGTTTACCGTTAATCTTTACGATACTCATTTATTCCACCTCTGTATTTATCCTGTGTTAAAATTTTTAAAGCTCATGTTTTTTTCTCCGGATGTTATTTATCCTAAAAAGTATTAGTGTGTCTTTTTGGTCGTTTTTCGCCCTATATTCACGAGCACTAATGACCAAAAGCTCTTTTTGCTCTCTCAGATAATTCTTGTCGTCGCTCTTCAGACATTAATTTTCTAAAACCTATTGCGCTTTTAGGTAGTTTCGCCCTAACCAATACCGCAGTCCCAGATTCTAATCGTTCCAATACCTCTACATCATCGCCGTACAACTTTGTCATTCTAGTAATATGTGTCGGTACCGATGAGTAAGCAATCCATTCTTGATTTTCGTAATCATAGTTCAATGTCGTTTCTCGGTCTTCTCTTGAATAACCGTCGCTTACAGTTTTTGTTTCTTTGGTAATTCTTGCCATTTATTCCACCTCTATATTTACGTTTCTAATTTTTAAATTGTCATACTCTAGTATTTCGTTAGGATTGTTATATAAGTAATCTGCCAGCGCATCTTTTTCGTTATCCACATCACCAAAATGCTTATATTCAACTTCTGTAGGTATTCTTATATCAATCGTTGCGTTTATATATGCTTGTTGTTGCATTAGATCACTTCATTTCTCTTTTGCGTTCTCGTCTTGCTTTAATTAATTCCTCGTAAGTAATCCATGTTTTGCCTGTGTACTTAGGTGCTTTACATATCCACGTTAAATTCACATCTCTATACTGATATCTGAATATCTTCGCTTTGATGTTGGCAACTTCAGTCGCCTTACCTTTAACATCTAAAACTTCGACCAGTTTGCCATCCTTCCACAAAGAGAAATCAGCTATATACGTAATCGGTCTTTGTTTCCCAAATTTAGGTTGTAGTTCGAATTTCGGTTGTATTTCGATACGATCATAGTTAGTGCCATTCATATTACTTTCTAAATATTGGTAATATTCACACTCTACTTTGCTATCAAATACAATTCCTTTGTACTCAACTTTCTTAGCGTTGTATTTACTCATCGTCCACCTCTAAATATCAAATATCGTTGCTTGTAAACCTAGCTCTTGCTCATATAGAAGTCCGTGAGCGCCTTTAAATCGTTTTAGGTCACTATCAGTCATAATTTTCTTTTCGTCGCTGAAATGGGCTCCTGTGAGCGAATAAACTTCATTCTCATTCTCTTTATACTTGATGACCTTAATATCTTCTGTGCCATCTTCTCGGTATAAGTAATATTTTTCTTTCGGCATTTTTAACACTCCTTAATATTCGACGATAGCGGGGCGTGTATGACGTTCTGCAAGTTTTTGGATAAATAGGTCATATAACTTATTTTCATCGCCCTGTGCCTCGTCTATGAGTTTCTGAGCGTACATATCTGAACACTCAAGTTTAATTTTCAAAAATTCTTTGGTTACCATGCGTCTCGCTCCCTGAAATCGTCTCCGATTACTCTTACTTTTCTTGCATTGTGTTTCATTCTTGAATTGATACGTTGCCAGTTCATATTTTGATTTAGTTCTTTATCACTAAAGTTAGTTGTAAAGATGTTGTTTTTACCTACTCTGTTATCAACAATGCTGAAAAGTTTATTTAAAGTGTGCTCTGTGTTTTCTACACCCATATCATCTAGTACAAGTAAATCAATATCACTTAGCAATCTGACTAGCTCGTCTGTAGTCTCTACTGCATTTTTGTTGTATGTCGCTTTGATACGATCCATCAACATTGGTATGTGCATAAAAGCAACCGTATGCCCTTTAGCTTTAACTGCTTTTGCGATAGCGTATGCTAGGTGGCTTTTACCAGTTCCGTATGAACCTTGCAATATTAATGATTTTGGCTCTTTTGTAGAGAAGCCTTGAACATACTCTATTGCTGTTTGTTTAGCGTGTACTTGTTTTTCATTTTGTGGCTTGTAGTTTTTGACTGTTGCATCTCTTAAAGACGGATTAACGTTTGATTGATTGAATATGTTGTTTATCTTCCGTTGCTTGTTTCGCTTATATTCCTCATAGATTTCACATTTGCAACCGTCTTTATACTCGTAACCATTCGGGTGTTTTTTAGTAGGAGCAAACTTATATAAGTCGTATTCACTTCCACATCTCTCACATTTCAATCCTTTTTCGACATGAGTAGGTTGATATTTTTTCAAGCTTTCGTTTATCTTTTCGCTGAATAGTGGTTTCATAATATCCCCCTAATCCCAATAACTTTCGTCGTACTTCATGCGTTCCAATTGATTCGTGCCAGTTGGTTGTATTTTTTGATTGAGGTACCCCTCAAATTTACTGCCAAAAAGTGTTTCTGGTCTAAGGTATTTATCGCTATCCGTGTTTAACCATTCAGCTGTTTTGATATCAATCACCTTTTTAAAATCCTCCAACCTAAAATCTTGATTCCATCTTGCTTTAATAAAATCTTTTGTTTTAGCTGTATTATGTTTAAAATGCTTTCCTGCTTTTTTATTTAAGTATTCGATAATTTCTTTATAGGGAATGGAAGACACCGTCGGGTTGCCCGACAATATACTTCCTTCATTATTAGTATTGTTATTATTAGTTAAATCATTATTAGTACTATTATTATTAGTAGTATGCGATTTACCATTAACGGTTTTTCCATTGTTGGTTTTACCGTTAACGGTTTTTCCAACGTTGGAAAATCGAATGTGGTGCGGTTGCTCATATACTAAGTACTCATAACCATTTAACCTACCACTTTTATCACGTTTTCTACTACGTTGAATGTATCCAATTTCTTCCAGTTCCTTGATTCCACTCTTTAAACCGCTAAGTCCATCAGTTGAATGTTGCTCTAGTTCTGTTTCGTAAATTTGCCAGTTATCAGGTCGACTTAACAAATAAAGTAGAATACCTTTAGCCTTCCAACTTATATTAGAATCATGTATAAAATCTTTGTGTACTGTGACAAAGTTACCTGATTCTTTGTAAACTCTAAATGTTGCCATTTCGTTATCTCCTTTCTGGTATAATTTTGTTATCGCTACTGCGTTAGATTGGGGGTGAATAAAATATGGAAAAACCTTATATGTTAACATATGATTTAAACTCACCCGGACAAAAATATGAGGAATTGAGAAATGTTATAAAAAAGGAAATTTCTAATGGTCATTGCAATTATTGGAAATCTTCATTTTTATTCCGTTCTTCTTTATCAACTTCAGAAATGATAGAAAAGTTGAAACCTTATCTCGATTCTGGAGATAAGCTGTTTGTTACAGAAATAGTCAATAACAAACAAGGGTGGTTAACAAAAGAACAATGGGATTTTATCAACCATAATATTTTTATTTAGGTTCTTTTATTGAATCTTTTGTTATATCAGGAAAACCTTTAGAATCCTCAGGGGTAAATTTTTTAATTTTTTTAGCGCTTCTAATCTCTTCCGCCAAGATGACGATTAGGAGTGCTATTTTTATTATTCTTAGTCTATTCATTCCTTTTTCTCTCCTTTCAGCATTTTATTGAGCCTCTCATCAACTTTTATCCACGAGTCATGCAATTGATATTTATCATCAAATGACTTAACACCAATCGCATGTTGCTCGTTATGATGTTCGCGACATAACGCTAATACATGTTTGTCGTAGTGATTCATCTTGTTTCTGTTCATGCCTCTACCTACTGCTTCGTAATGCGCTAGGTCAGCGTGAGGCTTTCCGCATATTACACAGTTGCGGTTAACAGTTGACCAGTATAAGAATGATTTATCTTGTTTCAGTAGATTACTCGTTTTGTAGCTAAGTGGTATGTCATTGTAGAACGTCCAGTCAAGCGTTGCTTCAATGATTTGACTTGCTTGTGTTCTCGTACAATTACTTAGCGAAATACGTTCATCATAGCCGTAGTACGTTCTTACAAACTCGATGAACATATGTCTCATATAGTCCATTGGTTGACCTGTATGTTCTTCTATGTCTTTGACAAGCGCGAATATTTTTCGACGTTGCTTGCCGGTAATTTGAAACGGATCTATAACGTTTACATCTACTTCTACATCAAACCCGTTATCAAGTAGTAATGTTTCTTTATTGCCTAATTCAACATCAGAGATGACAACTGTTGTTGTGCCGTCGTCTTGAGTGATATAACTAGTAATTTTCGGCATTTAATCATTCCAATCAGAACGGTAAGTCATCATCAGTAATCGCAGTGGTATTATCAAAAGGATTATTACCAGTTTGAGTTTGTCTTTGTTGATGATAATTGTTGTTTGGTTGTTGGTTGTTATTCTTCGGTTCTAAGAATTGAACACTGTCCGCTACTACTTCTGTCACAAATACACGTTGCCCGACTTTATTTTCGTAGCTACGTGTTTGTAGTCGCCCGTCTACACCTGCCAGCGACCCTTTAGAAAGGTAGTTTTTAACATTTTCAGCTTGTTTCTTGAACACTACTACGTTTATAAAATCTGCTTCACGCTCGCCTTGAGCATTCGTGAATGTTCTGTTTACTGCCAATGTGAATGTACCTACATTTACGCCATTTGGCGCGCTTCTTAATTCTGGGTCTTTTGTTAAGCGTCCTACTAATACTGCTCTGTTTAACATTATTGTTTCTCCTCACTATCCAATTGTTTTAATCCCGCATCTAATTTTTGGTGTGCTTCTGCGATTTGTTTTTGACTTAATTTATTAATGTTAGATATTTTTAGCCATCTCATCGTTTTATCGATAGTTGCATCTCGCCCTTTTTCTTGAGATAAGTTCACGAACTGATTGATACGCTCTTCTAATTCTGTAATATCGTTGTCACTTGCACTTGGTAGTTCCTCGCCGTTGTAGATATATAAGCCTAAACCGTGTAAAGCCGAAGCTTTAACAAAACATCGTTTTTGCGCTTTGTTAATATCGAAAGTTGTTGCACTACCTTTAGCAAGCGATTTATTTCTAAAGTCCAATACTGGAAGCCACTCAGTCTCTGTACTATCTTTCACAGTCACAGATACCTGTACAAAATAGCCTTCTGGTGTAGCCAAATAAGGTACAAAATAATTTTCTGTGTTAATATCTGGATGTGGAAACTCGTGTACTTTTACTGTGTAGTTTGGGTCAATCTTTTTCAGCTCTTGGTGTGCATATGACCATGCTAGATAAGTTAATCCATTTTTTTGTTCTGTATGATCATTCACGTTTTTACTGTTCAACTGTTCAAATAATGTTTGTTCAGTCATGTTCTACCTCCTCGTACTCAATAGTTTCTGTCACTGTTTTCTTGATTGCTTTGTGATAATCCATATTGATACTCGCTTCTTCCATACCGTTAAACTCCCTAGCTCTATTTCTATTTGTGGAGTAACTAATATCTGAATTGTTATCGGTTGGTTTGTTAGTTATATAAATTGGCATATCCCTATGACGAATGATATAAGTTACAGTCTGCTTCATAGCGACCTCCTACCATCTCATGACTAAGTTAATTAGTCTGTCCTGTTCGTCTGTGTTCTCTTCAATCCATTCATCTATTGCTTGGTTGAATAAGTCTGATGCCATATCTAAGTCATTCTCATCTACGACATAAGCATGTTTAATTGGTACGTTGTTCATATCTTTAACTTGTATTGATATGCCCATATGACCTTTTAAAATGAATAGCTTAAAATCGAATCCGTTAACATGAATATTTTTGCGTATGATTTCGCCTATTTCGTAATACATCTTGACTTCCTCCGTTTTTCGTTTTATATTGAACATGAATTTTTTCTTAAGTGTTTTGTTTGATACTGTTACTTGTTGGCGCAAGTAGCAGTTTTTTTATTCTTCATAAAAGTATTCTTTATAAAATATGAATGTTGCGATACTTGCGAATCCCGCAATTGACCACGCTGTAGTGAAGTATAGAAACGGCATGAGTACAATCGCTAAGACTGTGAAGCATAATACTGCTAATAGATAGCTTTTATAAATGTTACTCATTTTCTTTTTTCAACGCCTCCATTATTCTCTCGTCTGACAAGCCGTGATAAGGGAATTTTTCTCTAGCTAATTGGACTGGTATTCTGCCTCGAATCGCAATGTAACCTTCGTCTTCAAGCTCTTTATTCAGTTCTCTTATTATTTGTCCTGCTTTGGATTTAGAAACAGATAAAATTACTGCAAGTTCTTTAGCTTGCAAACTATTTTTTATCATATCTATTCCTCCTTTTTATTTTTGTGTTGTGTATAATTTAGTTATCTCCTAGTGAAAGGAGGTGATAAGTATGGAATTTAATGATTTTCAAAATTTCTTTGGTGAACTTAGTAATCAAGCCGAAAAAGAATTCGGTGGTGACAGTGACTTTTTTAGAGATAGAATAAATAAGTTGAAAGAAGATGCTCCTGAAAACGTATCTTACGAAATTATTTATTCAATAGCTTTATACGAAAGCTTAAAAGCTCAACAAGATATGAAAATTTTGAATACAGTTAAATATCTTTTAGATCGTGACTAGCAATATCCAACAATGATTTGCTCTGAGCATTATTAATTTTTGGATAATCAAAATTTCTAAGTTTAAATCTTGTGTTTTTCTCAATCTTTACAACCTTCCACGTCACAACTGCCATTGTGATGAGGAGGGTTGTTTTGTATAGTGTGTTCATTGATAATTCCTCCTATTAAGATTTTTATTTTTCTCCTAAAAACTTATTAACAAAGTATTGTTGTCCTTTGCCTGTTACTTTTGGCGTCTTACTAATTGATGTGTGACCGTCCGAATGTGTGA